TCCCCTTTAGTATTAAGAAGATAAAAAGAACGCTTTAATGTTGTCTCTTTACCTTTTATATTTTTCTCACCTGTAGGCTGCACAAACAATTCATTTGTATCGCTTATAGCCCACTTATATAGATCATCTACTATTTTCTTCTGTAGTTTTTGAATCTGATTGTGGTCTAGTACTATATAAGCTTCTCCAGCTAATTTACCTTCTTTTTCAAATACTTTAATTAAATTATGTATTTGTTGCCATCTATTTTCCGGTAATCTTTGTTCCTTAGTATGGGGGTCTATCCCCATAATTAATCCTTCCCCTCTAACTCTTTTACTTACTAACGTTCCTTTAGCTGCGGCAGCTGCTTCAGTAGCGTGTAGTTTTGTAAGTTCTATTAATTTATCTTCAGCTAATCTAGAGGCTTTGCTTTTACCTGCAGAACTTTTGTCTCTTAGAAGTTCGGTCATCGAAGCGCTGGAAAATAAACTGTGAGCTGCAATTTTTATCTCACCTCTATCTGCCACGTATATAGTACCTAATTGATTTTCTAATAGGTCTCTTTCTACTTTCATCCTAGCAGTCAGATCGTCGTTCATCTTCTTGCCTATAGACATCCAAGTATCAGTCATAGTCTATAGATATCGAGTACTCTTTTAATATAGTCTGGGAAACTGCCGTCATCTGCATTAGGGGCATATGATATAGATGCTGCTCCTAGTGTACGTCTATCTTTTCTTTCGTCTTTTAAATAATAAGTTATTAGATCAGCTACTGCTAATTTTAAGTCTTGCGGCGCCGAACTGTACCCTGATCTATATATAACTTTTACCGCGCCCGTACCTGTGGGCCAGTCCATGTATCTTCCGGTTGCATCAATTCTAAATATACTATCTGATACATTATCTACCCAGTAATCTGTATCGGCCACTAGTAGTTCATATACATCGTCAGGAGCAATTCTTGTGTAAACTCCTGTAACAGAAACTATAGGGCTAAACCTTAACTGTACAGTATAGGTAGACCATTGAATGTTAAATACTTCCGTGTATTCAGTGCTAAAGTAGTCAATAATAGTATTATTGCAATAATTTTTTACGAGTTGGCTAATAGATGGTATAAGCATATTAAGTTTCTCATCGTCTTTTACGCCGGTGATACCTAATAATACTTTGTAATCAGTTATAGTTATTAAATCCATAGAGTTAACCAACTTGTAAACAATTGGAGCGAGTCCGACTATGTTTAGAAAACCGTTATCTATTATCATGATAATAAGGGGAGCAAGCTCCCCTTATAGAGCTATCATATATTAGGTAGCTGGGTATTGTAGAGCTCGGATAGAAGTCGCACTGTCTATCAGGTCGATGAAACCAAGACGTTGCGATGCAACTAGAACTCGACGTTGGTCTTCAACTAGATAGTCAGATTCTACAGTCAGGCCGCGGAGGCGAGGACGAATGTAGTTACGTGTATAAACTGCGGCTGCGCAGAATACGCTGTTAGTCTTAGCTTTGTATTCGTCGCAAATTATTACTCTGCTCCCGAATACTTGGCCAACTTGACCACTAACTTTTGTAGCTTGATTTCCAACTAGGTTCATATCTTGGAATTCTACGTCTTCCAGAAGTTCGAAGTATGATTGTTGGCTAACGATGTAAATTACATCTTCCGCACGTACCCCGTACTTGCCTAGATTCTTACGAGCTCCTAATAGTTGTAGAGCTGTCATAACAGAAGTAGCTAGGTTACCTGTTAGGAATGATTGGTTGTTGTCTGTGTCCGCAATGGCTATAAGCCCTGCGTAAGACGCGCCACCAGTACCAAATGGACCGTCAGCGTGGTCACCAACTAGGATTGAAGATTCTACTGCACGTGCGTGTGAGCGTACCATGCTTTCACGAATTAGGGGAAGAATTGGTAGAATCGCATCTTCTTCTGTTTCGTTACCAATATAGCTTCTTGAAATTAGTTTCTTGGTGGTTAGGATACGTTCGTTCATCGTAACACCAAGGTATGCTGAACCATAAGCATTGCTTCTTGGATCTAAGTTACCTTTTGACTTAGAAATACCACTAGCCGTTTGGTTAGCAGTAAATTCAGCATATCCTGAATCTGGCAAGATAGGAAGAATCATACTAGCAGCATTCATTTGAATCTCTCTAAATAGAGGAGCTAGCACGAGTTCGTTTTGAATATCTCGTTCGATATTAGTAGAAACGATCTGTTCGTAGTCAGCAGATGATACTTCAACACCGGCTTGAGTATTAACCTTATTAATAAGATCTTTACCAAACTTAGTATCCATCCAATTTTTGTTAGTAGCTAGACCCAATACATACGCATCGTCTAGATCTTTCTTAAAGGCAGCTTTCCAGTCGGAGTTTCCTCTTTCGGAGAAGATACGCTTTGATTCTCTAATGCTTTGGATTTCGGTTGATTTTTCAGCGATTTCGCTTTTTAGTTCGTTAACGATCTTTTCTAGGTCAGAGTTCTTAGCTGCGAAACGCTTTTCAATGTCTGCAACTAATCTTTCTGCGCCGGTAACAACGGCTACGTTAATTCTTTCCGCGAGAGCATTAGCATCTGCAGTGGCTTTAACCGCTAGTTCTGCAGCCGCACGAGCTTTCTCTTCTTGAGCAGCTTGAGCAGCTACAATTGTACTCGCAGTTTTTTCTGCAACTGAAGCTAATAGCGCTTCTAGTTCTTTTGGATCCATTTTTCTTATCTCCTTGGTTGCGGCGGAGGCCGCATCTTCTGGCGAAGGTTTTACTAAAGGTGCGGCAATTACTGCTTCTTTAATGGTTTCTTGGCCGTTACTAATTGATCTAATAAATTTTTCTACGTCTTCCGGATTTTCGAAAGACTTTGCAAGAGAAAATACTGCCTCTTGATTTGCAGGAATAGAAACTACAGAAATTTCAAATAGTTCTGCATCTTTAATTATAAAGCCTTCTGTCTTGTCGTCGTACTCAGCGTCTTTAATTCTAAAGCCTACCGAGAAAGCACCTAAAACTCCGTCTTTAATTAATTCTCCTATATCACCAGAGGCTTTTGAAATTTTAGCTTTTATATATAGCCCTTCTGGGGAAACATGTAAATCTACAGCTTTACCAATTGGCTTACTATACTGATGATTAAATAATACTATAGGGTTCTTTTTATAATTAGTCAAACCCCCTGTCTTAGTCCAGGCATCTGCTTGAATAATATCGCCTACTCTATCCATTGTAGTCGTACTAGCCATCCCTTCTATAAGAATTGATCCGTCGGCTTCTCCTGAAGCTTTGAATATTGAATCTATAAAAAAATTCTTAATCATTTCTTACTCTTAGCAACCTTTGGAGCCTCAACTTCAGGCTCTGCCTCAACTTCAGGCTCTGCCTCAACTTCAGGCTCTGATATTATTTTCGCGTCTAGTTCTGGATAATACTTAGCTATTCTTGCTTTAACTCTAGTCCAGGAACCCCCAGTAACTCTCTTTAATACTGCGGCGCTAACAGGAGCGTCCGTCTGTTCCTTATACTCTTGATAAGTCATGTACCTACCCTTGGAAGCAAAGTATTCTGCAACCTGTTTTAAAACAATGCCTCTCATAATTCTCCTTTAATCAATGGGATACGATCCCTTTAAGTAGCTGGTACGTTTCTAAAAATACCCACACTGGCGGCTAACGGGGATGCCATATATGAATGGCCCTTGATTACGGGAGCGGTTCTTACGACCCCTATATATCTTTGCTGGCCCCAAGTACCTCCCTGTTTTATAAGCCTACGATGGCGTCTACGGCGTCGTGGTATTCCTGCGTCTAAATAATTATCCATTTGCTGCTACTGGAGGCCTCCCTCCGGTTTCCGGCTTTACCGTACTTCCAGCAATATTTTGTGGTACTCTTAATTCGTCAAATCCATCCATTTCTTCTCTGCCCAATTCAACTCGGGCTTCGTTAGCAGTTAGGATTCCATTATTTACTAGAGAAGAGAAGTAGTTTGCTTGATCAGCCATTTCTGGTTGCAGAGCAGTAACATTAGCAGTATCTTCCCACAGTTCAAATCCGAAAAATCTTTCAAAAGCGAACATATATTTTCTCAGTATTGGTATAACAGTTTCTAAATAATATAATCTGTGATTAGGCTTTATGTTTGCATTATTCCCTGAGTCCAGTAGCAAAGGAGGAACTCCCAGTGCTTTTAATATTATATCTTCTAATGCTGTTACGGATGTCTGGAAGTCCATCTCTTTAAAACTAACATTGCTTATAGTGTCTATTTCTAGTCCACCGTCTAAAATTATGGGGCTGCGGCCCCCGGCATCGGGTCTATAGCGAGTAGCCCATGTTTGCAGCATTCTTTCTTTTACTTTATCGCTAAGCGTGCTAGGGCTTTTAATAACCAAGCCAGGTACTGCACCGTTATTAAAAAAGTTATCCTGGAATTTACGCATCTTCGACAACAGTACCATTGTACGGTAAGCCGGTCGTAATCGCGGAGTACCTCTGTATATTGATGCTAGGGAATTTTCTTTAACGTGTATTATTTCCCAAGGCTTAAAAGAAACAGAATCCTGATATAAATATTCTTTTACATACTCTGTCTTGTGTGGTACCACTTGCATATTTATAGCGGGTAGATGATATAAATATGCACCGTCGAAGTAGACGAATATATTTCCATCTACTATATAATCTATGAACAAGTTACGTTTAAATGAGTTATTATCCTGATAAGGATTCGGCTGCACATTTAATAAGTTATGTACTTGCTTAGCTCTAAATATAGGACTAGGTAATTCTATTCCAGTATTTCTTCCAGCAGGGGAGACTCCTTCTAGCTTAGGCCCGACCTTAATCGGTATTTCCGATACGTCATCGACAATCATATTAACAGCACGGTTTACAACCTCTAGCTGTTCATATTGGTTGCGGTAACTGACAGGGTTTTCTCTAGATGGGATTAAAGTCCCCTCTGAGATGGCTATGTCAGGTTGCGCTGGGTTTTGCTTATCTCTATTCCACCAAGCCATTTATCTCTCTCTTCAACTCTTCTATTTGCTGTTCTAGTAATTCTTCTAATTGAGTTAGCTGAGCTTTTCTTTCGTTGGTTAAAATACCATACTCTAGTTCCGAGTGTACGTCTACTAGTTTGCGTTCGGTGCTTCTAAGCTCTGCCTGACTATCTCTAACTATCTGAGCTTGCAAGTAGTTATTAAATGCTGCTTTCTGTAGCCATCGCGAATCGGCGGCGTACAAAGCCCCGATAGAAAATACCGTTAACCCG